CCCCCGAGCCGGTAAAGTATGGGGCCTTGTTGGCCGCGCTTGTCAGTCCAGCGAGGGCGGAAAGCTCGGCGTCGTAGGCCTGCACGTCGGTGCCGATGACGGCACCGATGGCCGTTCGCGCCGCCGCGGCGTTGGCCGCGATGAAGACTGCATCACCAACCGATGTCGAGCCGAGAGCGGCGCGCTGCGCCGCGGCGGTCGCGGTCGAGGACATCACCGCGGAGAGCGCGCCGAGGATGGCGTTGGCCCCCTTTTGCGGGTTCATCAGTTCCCAACGGCTGTTGGCAAGGTTGTACTCGAGCAACGCCGGGGCGAGGGTTTTGATGTCGCCGGCCTGAAGGGCAACGCCGCCGTTTTTGACGATCGTGCGGGCCGTGAGGCCGTCGGGCGCAAATGTCGGCGTCGTCGACGTGTTGTCGGCGGCCGGAATGACGATGACGCAGACCTTGTCGGAAAGCGTGATGTCTGGGGTGAAGTCGGCCGTGATTGCATCGGCACTACCGCCAGCGGCGGCGATTAAGATGTTGGCCGCAGCCGAGGCGGCGGCGGCCGTGGCCGATGCCGCCGCCGCCGTGGCGGAGGTCGAGGCTGAAGATGCCGACGACGAGGCCGAGGACGCGGAGCTGGCTGCCGCCGTGGCGCTCGCGGCGGCAGCCGTGGCCGACGTGGCCGCGGCCGTGGCGATCGTGCCAACCGCACTCATCAGATAGAACTTGTTCGCGGAGGCCTTGTAGGTGACGTCGATTACTTGGCCGGACAAGATATCTTCGGCGGACAGCGCGCTCCCGTCCCAACGCACGATGGATATGGCGCCGCGACTGTCGACGTTCAGGGTCGAGGCCCCGGTGTTGGTGGCGGCTGCGACGAACCGCAGGCTCAGGCCATCGACGTACGAGGCGAGCGTGGCCGGCAGGGTGGCGGTGTAGACGTCGGCTGAGCCGCCGCCCGTCCCCCAGGTCACGCGGCCTTGCCGAATGGCGAGGATCGCTGGGAGGAGGTCAAAGCCGACCTCGATCGCGGTGGCGATTGCCGTTACGTTTGCGGCTCGCGCGAGGGTGTGGTTGGAGAGCGCGGTGAAATCGGCTGAATCGAAATAGTCGTTTGCCATGATTAGCGCTTCAACCTTTTGTGTGAGTAGTAGAGCGTAACACCTTGTAGAACATGGGGTTCTTCATAGGTTGCCGACGAGATGACGACGACGCTGATGTTGTCGCCAATGCCATCGATGTGGGCTTCGGCCAGCCCACGCACCGGGGACGACCACAAGAACTCATCCCAGTTGGATTCGTCCCAGAATCCGCCGCCGCCGGTCACGGTGAAGGATTGGGTCCCGAGCGACGGGGCTTCGGGGTCGGCGTAAGAGAAGTCGGCCGTCATCGAGAGGCCTGTGTTTTGCGAGGCGTCGACCTCGAGCACCGCCTTGTGCCAGCCCTTTTCCCAGCGCGGGGAACCCACATGGTTGAAGGCCAGCCGGGCATAGGCATCGATGGCCGAGCCATCGAAGCTCGTACCGGCGTCCATCTCGTAGATGTAGCCGTCGGTTGATCCGAACAGCAGAATTTCGTTGCCGCTCGAGTCCTCCGATGCGCAGATGGTTTGGACGGTTTTGCCGAGGGTCACCATCGTGATCTCGGGCTTTCTAAGGTTGCGGCCGAAATAGAAATAGAGCGCCTTGCCGTTCGAGAAAAACAGGCGGTATTGGTCTTTTGAGCGAACGCGAACGCTGCTCAGCAGCGTGGCGCCGTCTTTTTTCCAGGTCTGCAACAGCTTGTCGACCAGGATGCTCAATATCCCGAGTTTGAAATCGCCATAGGTGGCCGTCGTGGCGAGCGAACGCACGCCAGCGTCGTCGAGATAGATGGGCACGCCGATTTTTTGCGCCGACCACTCGATCGCGCCAGCGTCGGTGGCGATGTCGTCCAGGCGGAAGTCCGACGAATTGTTGCCGTACAGGATGCCGACCTTGTTCCGGCCGAATATCGCCAGGGTGCCGGCGTACTCCGCCAATAGGCCGGTGATGTCTTCGCCCAGCGCGATTTCTTCGGCGCCGCTCAGGACGTCCCACGAATAGGGGTCCGCCGTCCCGGAGTTTTGCAGACTGCCGCCAGGGTAGGAGAAAAACAGGTGCTGCTTGTGCGCGGCCACGTGATCGGGCGTGTCGGTGGTCATGCCGGTGAAGATCGGCATCAGTACCGTGCCGTCCCACTCGAAGCCGAAGCCGACGCCGTTGACCCCGTACATGCGGTTGTATTGCAGGGCGCCGGAAAAGTTGTGGTTGTGAAACTCGTATTGGCCGCCGGCCGGGAAGGTGATGGCGGCCGAGGCGCCGGAGGCGACGGCTTGTGTCACGCCGCCGACGCGGAGATTTTCGCCGTTCTGGTACGGGCCGCCGGTGATCGTCGCGAATGTCAGCGTCCCGGCTTGATCGCTGGCGCCGGTGGTGCCGGAGCGCACGGCGACGCGCGTGACCACGCCGCTCGCGCCGCTGGTTTGCCCGACGACGGTCTGGCCTGCGGCAAAGGCGATCGTGCCGCCGGTGAACTTCACATAGGACCCCAACGACGGCTGGGTCCAGCCAGAGGTCGAGGACTTGTGCATCACGCACGCGGTTCCTCCGGCGTTGTCGCGGAAGGCGTATGTCGCGCCGCCGTAGTGCCAGACGCCCCGGATATTGCCGGAGCCGGTGACGGTGGAGATCAGGGCGCGGGCGGTTTCGATCGCGTCGCGATACCACAGGGTGTCGTTGGCGTCGGTCAGGGCGCCACGGTCGGTTGCCGCGCCGTTGGCGACGCACTTGGTGACGCCGCCGACGCGGAGATTTTCGTTGTCCTGGAACGTGCCGGACACCACGGTCAGGACGAGATAGCCGGCGGCATTGCTGGAGCCGAACGCCCCGCTCGAGACCACCATATCGATGATGGCCTTGCCGGTGGCGCCGGAGGTCTGGCCGGTAACGGTCTGACCTTCGGTGATGGTCGCGGTGCCGGCGTCGAAATTGAGCACCGAATAGCTGGCATCGGATGGCGCTGGCTGTCCGTCGAGGCGCTCGAACCCATCGATGCGGCGGTAGCCGTCGATGGACGCCTCGTAGTTGTCGCCAGCGATGAGGCGGCCTGGGTCGACGCGAATGGCTGGCGTCGCCAGATCGAGGCCGCCAAAGAGGGCGTAGGATTTCTCCCGTATTTCGTCCCTCATGCCAGCGGCTCATTGACGATCTCGGGACGGTCGAGTTGCGCGCTCTCGAGAGCGGCGAGGCTTTGCAGGTAGTTGCTTTTGGCGATAGCGGCGGCGTTCCACGCGCCGTCGGCCTCATGCAGGCGGGCCAGCGCCAGCCATTGGATGGTGATGTGGTGGGCGGCGCGGCATTCCGGCTCGTCGGCATTGGCCGCCAGGACCTGCGGGGTCTTCCGGTACAGACCACCGACGGTGAACGTCGCGTTCGGCACGGGGCCGAGGACGAATTGGTTGGAATAGTCGACGGAGTAGTAGAGGGGGCGATCGTTGGTTTGCGTGCCCCGCCGGTACAGACGCCGGAACGTCGGGTAGGGCATGAACGGCAGGGGCATTTCGTCAGAGACGCCGGAGGACGTCAGATAGATCGTCATCTGCTCGTCGCCCCGGCGTTGGTCGCGGGTGGTGAGAAAGTTGGCAAAGCGTGACAGGGCGAAAGACCCAGAACCGGTGTAGGCGCCGGTGCCCGATATGACGCTGCCGGTGAACTCGGCAATTAGGAAGCGCCAGTCCGGGCGTCGGTTCTGGATGTCGCGCCAAGCGTCAATCACCCAGTTGACGACCTTGAGTTGGCGGCCGGTTTGCGAGACGACCGACGACGGGGTTGTGCCCGACATCGTGCCGCTTTCGCGAGCGACCGCCTGACAGAGTTCGAGAAAGGTCATCAGGCGGCGGGGGCCACGGAGCCGAGCGAGGCGCGGTCACGATCCTGGATCGCGTCGAGCAGCGCCTTGGCGATCAGGGGCTGGTACTCCGGCTCCTGGACGCTGAACGGGTACATGTGGACCGCGCGTGGCGGCATGATGTTGCCATCGGCGTCGGTGGGGTAGACGAACCGGATGGAGTGGTTCAGGACCTCGAAGTACGGCACTCGT